CCAGCGGGTGTTTCCAGCTCCGTCATCGTCATTTAGCCAAACCTGTATATGATTTTGTTCGTCGTCATACGTGTTAACACTTTCAGGTAAATCGAACACAGGCGTTGTGGGATTGTTCCAGCCATATTCTGCACTTTCATAATCTCTATACATAGCCATATTGCTGTTGGCAAACAGTGTACTTTTATTTTTACCTACAAACATTGCTTCTAATGCACGATCCACTAGTGTATAAACAGACTGTGTGATATCTAATGTATTGTGCAGTTGTGCTACTTTAAGTTTGAATTGTTTTTTAAACATGCTGTAATGATTAGCATTAAACTTAACACTACTGTATGGATTAGTATCTTTATCCATTAGTAACTGATTTATTAGTTCTGTACTATATGGTTGTTGTCTAATAGTACCACCAAATTCATGTACATGTGGTAGTTGATTATAATTATTAATACCAAAATAATCACCTGTAAAGCCTGGAATACCAGTCATTTGCTGTCTAACGTGTTCTACTAGATCTCCAAAACTAATATTTGCAAAATCTAAATTTTGCGCATTGTGTGTTTGTGTGTCAGCTATCAGCTGTGATCCTTCTACTGTATCACTGTAATCTGCTTCTGTATAATACTCTACTTCGTAAATATCATCTATAGCTGATGCGCCTGTGATGCTAAGAATGTTGCCACTTAGACTGTATGCACTTATTTTTGTTCTGTTTCTATATACTGTGATGTTGGTATAATCGCTAACAGTGTTGATATAAATTATACCTTCTTTGTTAGTTGTGCCAACAACACGATATTTGATTGCTGTTTGACTTGGTGTTGCAATTGCAAATGTAAACACATCACCTGTGCCAGAATTTCTTGTGAACCCACTGCCCAATGCTGTGCCATCGAAATCTACAAATTCAATTTGATTTTGTGCAAATTGTGTTTGGAATGTGTATGTTGTTCCTGTGTTCATAAACAGTGTAGGCAGTGTGCCATTCACAGGATTTAGTCTATTTGTAAGACTGCTATCTTTTTGACTGCTTACTCTAAGTTTATCGTCGCTGGTTTTCGTGAATACAAAATACTTGTCTTTGTCAAAACTATTATGACCTAGATCAAATTTTAATGTTTGTCCTGCTGTTGCTTTTGTTATTGTTTTTCTTACTACACGTTTTACTGGCTGACTATTTCTAATAGTTACCCATCCGTTGTGTGCAGTGCCATCTAACATTTTATAATAGTAGTATCCGGTTATTGATCGTGTAAGACTCTTTTCAGTGTTTGGACTGCTTTGTGTATACTTAAATTTTTTGTTTACTAAATCAACTGAAAAGTTAATACCCGGACTGTTACCATAATCAACATAGTCAACTCCGAATCCTAGTGCAGCATCTACTGGGTTTGCTGTGTTATGAACATAATCAAAAATGTAACCACCTTTAAAATTACTGTTAGGATATGTAGCAGTATTGTCTAATTTTACATTGTTGATATCATACAGTTGTGCTAGCATACCAAAACTACGTGCTGTTTTTTGCTGTCCGTAAATCCATGCACTACCATCCCAATACCATTCACTTCCATCATAAGGCTCTGATGATTCGTTAGTTGTACCAAACTTCATTGAATTGTGACCATTGATAATTACAACTTTGTCGTTGGTATTAATAGCTGTACTTCCACTGCCATAAATTTCTGTCAGAACAATGCTAGTACCTACACCACTTACTCTAAAAATTTTGTTATTGTAAACACTGTTGGTTGTTTGTAAGAACATTACAATATCATTGTTTTGTAGTGCTTGTGGAACGATCCTTTTCCAAAAATTGTAATTTTGTGACTGTGAAGGGTCTTTTGGATCAGTGTGTTTGGCAATACATTCATAGTAAGTGATGTTGCTGTTTACTGACAAATAAACTAAGTCGCCTGGTTCGTAACCACTGCCGGAACTCCATTGAGTAGTAATACCAGAAATAGTCCAATCCCAATCTGTTTGTCCAACAATAGCTGTAGCTGGATTAATATTATCTTCTACTAGATGATCAACATATGAGATATGATTTTTACCAAAGTTATATTTTTCTATTCCTGCTTTGTATTCAATAATAGGACGTACAGCTCTAAATGTATCAACAATATAATCACTGGCTGTTAAGTCTTGATATGCACACATAGCCTGCGCACTATCTTCATGTATCCATAAATTACTTCTCGCCCACGCACTTTGGTCTGCTGCCCATCTCTCTTCAACAACATAGTCACGCTTCGTATTTTTATATTGATCTACTCCCGTCGGATTAAAATCGAATGTTGTAGAAGTTTCTTCAAAATCATTTCTATTCTGAGTATCATAAATCGCTGTATTAATAAAATTTCTTGCATAAAAATTATACTTAGAAGTTACAGTGTATTGTTTAGTTAATTTAATACTTGTTCCTACGCCATCTACAATGTAGATATCACTTACTCCGTAATCACCACTTGTGCTTTTTGAAAAATAACTTAATACCTTAATTTTATCATTAACAGCAGGTGCAGTAACAAACGTAACTACGCCTGTACTAGTATTATAACTATAGTCAGTAACATCTGTTTGCAACTGTTCGTTTTTAAATATTTTAATAACACCTACTGAATTAGCAGGCCCATTGAAGATTTTATTACCAGATACAGTTTGTGTGAATTCTATAAACACAGATTGTAAAAATCTGATCCTCATGCCATTTTGTATCGATAATGTTTTGCCATTTTGCAGAACAGGTGTTGTGTATTCTGTTCTGCCAATAATAGTATCAATATCAATAACATTAGTTGACGTTGCTATAATATCACACGGAGGAATAATATCAGTTAGCCAAAAGTATTTGTGATAGTTTATAAACATATCATAGTTGATTGGCAAGTCTAATGTATAAGCAGTTTCATTTAGTGTCATATTATGATTGTTGACATCAACTTCATTAAATTTCATTGCATTAATAAGATCATCATACGGCATTGCACCTTGTATGTTTTGATCTGGATCTTTGTTTACAAGTCCAGGTGTAAACTGATATGTGTCATTGCTTCTATCATCAATGATGTAGTTGTCAGCTACAGTATTTTTAAGATACTGTTGCCCTATGTAGTTCCTAATAGGCTGTAAGCTACCACTACTGAGCAATTGCTCCATAGTAGTATCTAAAAACTGTCTGTTGACCTGTGTTTGAAATATCTCTGGTAAAAAGTTTGAGATATTGCGTGTACCAAAGTGTTCGTTAGACTCACCTGGTCTTGTGATCATCGGCGCCTTTATAGGTCGTGGACTGCGTTCGCTCATTAGTAGGATACTCCAGTGCTTTCAGCTATTGTTGTGCTGTTGGAAACAATACTGTTAGATACAATAATGTTTGATGCTTCAACTACAGGAAGAAATAGTTCGTCTCCTGCACTAGTTATTTCAAATAGTTCTTTGGTGTCTGTGCTATTGCCAACTGGTTGAATTGTAACTTGACTTATTTCACCAATCATGTTATTGTGAATGTATGCTGCCATTTCAGTAAAGTAAAAGTCTTCACCGAAGTCCCAGTTTTCAACTGCAAAGTAATCATTGATAAGTCTTATCACTTGCTGTTTTACTTCAGTGTCACTGAGTGTACTGTTTGCAGTTTTAGTTACGTTAAATCTAGCCTGTAGTTCATTACTAGCTAAATCACCAAATAATATTTTATACTTAACTGGTCTGTAAATAACTTGATCACTAATACTCTTTTTAGTTTCTAATACTTCAAACATATTTGTAAGTTCACTGATAGTTGGCGGATTAGGTTTAGTTTCTGTTCTGCCATCATATTTTGCCCAAGTTCTAAACTGTCTATCGTAGCTATTCATTAATACATAAGTATCCACAATGTTTGTAATAGCAGGATCAATTACATTATTGATATCACTGATTCTATCATATTGTGTATGTAAGTTGGCTTTGCCATTTACAATTGTAGTACCATTAGCATCATAACATACATAGTCAAAACCGTCTACAGTTTTTGTTCCTAATTTAATAGTTTGTCCAGCTAGTACATTATTAAATGCTTCTGGATTAGTAGGATAGTCTCCATTATTAGGATCAGCAAGTGTAACTCTCACATTATGAGGATCTGTATAGCCATCTTGATATACAAAATATCCAAACAAATTGAACTTGTAGTCTTTGCCTAATGCAGTCGAATCTAGTTCACTGACAGGATTTATTCTCAACACTTTCAAACAATCTCTGAGAGGTTTTTGTGTTTCACTGCTGAATGTACTGTTGAAGTTTAAGTTGCTAAATTTAAGTTTAGCACTACTACCAAATACCATTTGTGTTTTGCGAGTAAGTATTTCCCATTGTGTACTGCTATAGTTGAAGCGTATAAGCCAACTGTTGTCTATACCAGTACCGCCTGTATTACCTTCGTACTGTCTACTCCAACTACTCACTGCATTAAGTGTGGTTGTGTTAGCAGGAATGTCTCCACTTTCAATGATGTGCCACTGTTGTGTATCACTATTGTATCTCAGTGCAAAACTTACTTTTGAATCTATCTTGTTTACAACTTGTGTTTTAATTGTGTCTGTAAAGTCTTTAGCAAACACAGGAACAATACGTCTAACTCTTGCACCATCTTCTATTACACCACTCAGTACTACAGCACCTTTACCTGTGTTGTCATTTCCTGTTGGAATACCGTCTGCTGTATCATCACCTAAGCCGTCTTTGTAAAGTCTATCAACTTTGACCCATTGTGTGTTACTGTCAGCTAGTATTACTCTAGCAGTAGCATTGCTACCGCCGCCGCCTGTGATTGTAACTGTAGTGCCGTTTTCATATCCGCTTCCTGCATTGGTAATTGCAATAGCTGTAACTGCGCCACTTGTAACTGTGGCTGTAGCTGTTGCGCCTGATCCAACACCGTTAACTGTAACTGTTGGAATACCTGTGTATCCTGTGCCGCCGTTTACCACTGTGATAGTTTTTACATACCCCATCTGATAAGGCGCACTAATAAATTCTACTAAACTGTTTAAACTTGCTTTTTTCAAAATGTTGGTTTGCACAAGTCCTGTACGCTGTACAATACTGTCTTTGGTAAAATATCCACTGCTACTTCCGCTTGCTTTTGTAACTTGGTTCCAGCGGAATACTCCTGTGATGTCTGTTTCTGTTGCATTTCTAAACACAATACCACTTGTTGTATTGTTGAAATCTGAATTGCTATTGAACGTTGTGCTTGTATAACCTTGTCTTGTGTAGTAAAAGTTTTTAACTTCTGCATTGCCCAACATAGGTCTAATATACTTTTTATAAATCTGTTCACCATTTAATGAGTTGGGTAAACTAACAAGACTTCTATTGGTCACATTATTTTCATACACATATCCGTCGTCTGTATATTGTGTTGCATCATTATAAGTTGCTGTAGGATCATACAAATCACGGAATCTACTATGCCCACTGTGTACACGGTTAATACTTTTAATCTTGCGAATATTTTCACTTACTGTTACAGGAAAAATACTGTAATCAGCAGCAGTAACCATTCTATCTTGTGAGGCAAAAAATCTAGGAGCATTAGCTTTAATACTAGCAACACTTTCTCTATTACTAGCGTTGGTTACATTACTCTTTAAACTTAATGTAAACAGTGCATTGTATATATTGCCATCGCTTCCTACATAATCCATGTTCATACTTGTGCTATTAAATGAATCAGGGTTAAGTGTATAAGAAAGGTTTAATCCAGTTCTATACCAAACTCTAATATTACCACGTGGAATATTACCAAATGCGCCATCGCCAAAAACGATACTTACTTGGTCATTTTCTCTACTTGTAACACTGTAAATATCTCTGATAGCATTACTTGTACTATTAAATATAGCACTGTTTCCAAATAGTTTATCAACTTTCGTCCAAGTTTTTTGTACTTGTCCAATTTCATCTATAGTTTGTACCCATACATTTCCGTTAGCAATATTATCAACATTAATATCTAATACCATGTTAGGCAATCCATTTGTAATATTAAAGTCTTTATATTCCATTGCACCTTGTTTAAATCCTACAAAGAATCCAGTATTTGCACTACTGTTTCCGCTGTTATCATTTTTGTATAAAAGATCGACTACGCTGTATGGATCAGGCGATTTTTCAATTACTGTGTTTTGTGAAGTAGTTTTGCTACTATAAAAACTAAATGTAGCACTCTTGTTATTAATTCTATTTTGAAAATTACGAGTTGCTAAATTGTTTGTACTGTTAGTCCGATAAATCTCATTAGTAACACCGTTAGCTGTAACTTTACTATAAGGTGATCCAAACTGACTACTGCTTTGAAACATGCTGTTCATAATAGTTAAAAAGTTTTTATAACTGTTGGGATCAGTTGTGTCATCAAACTGTACTGATATGTTTGCTAAACTATTACCATTTGCATCAAACACAGACTCGTTTGTTCTAACACTGTCTATCTTTAAAAATCCGTTGGCAACAACATTTCTAGTAGGTGTATATCCTAAGAAGTCAGCAATACGTAAGGCGCTTTCTCTGCGTTCTGCTGTGCTTAGATAATTTTCTCTGCTGGCTAAGTCTGCTCTGTATGCTAAGTTATGACCTAAGAAAGCCATAAGTTCTAACAAACTTACAAATTCACTTGAGTTGATCCAGTCATTAAAGTTTTCTGGATAGTTATTATTAATATAATCAACCATAGCGTTACGAATAGTTTCAAAGTCATAAGCCTGAAAATTAGCTTCACTAAAACTTTCGTACACTACGCTGAAATCTTCAGCAGCAAATAAACTGCTCTGTCTTGCGCCTTGTGCCATTATTCTTCACCTACATATGTTAACAACAGTTCTTCTGCTGTTCCTGTATCGACATATTCTAATCTTACTCGCACTTCTAGTGTATGCTCGTTGGGTTTGTTCAACAGTGTTTCTAAAACATTCCACCTAGGATCGTTAGTTACTATTGTGCTTACATCGTCTAGTGCTTCTGCTTCTGTTGTATAATCCAATGGTTCAAAAACCAACTCTGGTAGTATGCTACCAAATGTTGGATTCATTACACGCTCGCCTCTGCGGGTGTAAAAATGATTCATCAAGTCACGTTTTGCAATATCAACATCTTCTAATGTTTTACTGCCTGTGACTGTGTCTATTGTGCTATATCCGATATATGTTGCCATACTAATATTTATGGCAAAATTAACTACTACTTTTTATATTTTGATCTGAGTACGTATAATATCGCCATTTGTTATGCTTTTTGTAATAGTAACAACTAAATCACTCACTGTGAAGTCAAATAGATGATCTAATATCTCTCCGTTGAGTCTTACTTCTAGTTTTTCAATTGGATCCATACTAAAACTAGTATCCATAGTAAATGTATTAGATCCGCTGTATGTGAATGTTTGATTTACTAGTGTTTGATTGTAGCGTTTAGCAATGTCTCGTTTTATACTTTCAGGAGTAAATGGTAAAAACTTCAGTGTTTCTGCATAGTATGCAAATCTTGCACGTTTGAGTTGTGCATCAGTCAACAAGTTCTTTTCATTCTGATCTCTCATATAATATATGCCGTTGGTGCGCATCCATGATCTGTTTTTATTGGTTCCGTAGTCTGCAAGTCTCAGTACACTAGCACACCGCATACACTTTTCTTTATTCATAACACTTCTAGACATCATATTTGCTATTGTGTCTATGTCTTTTGTTAAGATTGCGTTGGTCATATTGTACTGACCTTCTGTGGCATTACTGTAAAATAAATTACCTGTTGTCCAATTAAACAATATAAGTGCATCAAACATTGTTTGACTCATTTGCACAATATTTTTAGATAGTAATTGTTTTTTTGCAATTTTTTGATATCTATTAAATTCACTGTCCCAAAGATCATATGCTTGTTGTTCAGTTACACCAACACTAGTCGAACTTTCTCCGTAACCTGTGCCTACATAACCATGG